CTTCCAGTCTGTCCGGTTGTGCTCCCGTGGTGCACGTACGTTCTTAAACCTGTAGTTACCCGTGGTGGCGTAACATCCGCTACAGGCTGGCACTAGGTTACCGTCTGTGTCTCTGGACGCTGGACAAGTGTCTAACGCTTGCAGTGACCATGATCTACAGGGCATCTTTGAGGCCTTCGATAACTTTAGCATGACTCAGCACCCCCACATGCAATAATACCCTCGCAGATCCAGATAAGATCCTCATAGTACTCCCGTTCCGACTTCATGGTGTCGTCGGGGCGTCTAGTGGTAGCCTGTTGCCATGCCTCGTGAGCGCATGACTGATGCTCGTGACACAAACGATTCCACGTTTCAATATACGTCTTTTGCATTATGTTACCCTCTGTTGTCGTGTTGGCTTACCAGTAGACCCAGAGTGTAGCCTAGGCCTACCAGTAATACAACCCTTAATTGCTATAGATACTATTAAACTGCCCTAATAGGTGGTTATAGATGTTTCTAAAATACTGCACTTCCTTTTCTTGGCGAGCGATGGATATAAATGAGCCAACACCTGCGTCCCCATAGGCATAACATTCGCCAGCGGCTTCGCTTTTCATCTCGTGCAGCTGCTCCTGCGCGGTATCTAATTGATCCTCTGCATTTCTTAATGACCCTATTAAATCGTTATTCGCTACTTCGTTCATTGTGTTGCCTCGTTTGGGGTGGCTGTGTGTCCCCCGTCGCCATGTGTGTATATTGAGGCCTAGCGAGGCAGAACACAAGTGTAAATATTACCACGTTTGGACTATTGACAGCCTAGCCTGTTGTATGCTTGCGATTAGCCTGAGGGTCCTACCACGGCACACACACTCGTGTCTACGTAAATATTCACAGGTTACAGCTCCCGATGTTGGCATGAGTTTTGCCTATGCAATATCTGTGCCAACTCTGGTGGCCTCTCGTGTTGGCATGAGTTTTGCATTAGCAAGATCCATGCCAACTCTGGGGTGCCCCTTGTGTTGACACGGGGGGAGGGGGTTGACTTGTGTTAATTATTGTTGTAGCCACCTCAGCACACCAGAGGGTAAATTTAGGAACTAAATAGGCACTATTCATGTTACTTATGTCCTCCCTATCACTTTGTTTTACCTCGTGTTTACCCAGCGGGGCCACAAGTGCACTAAATTGGTGCACCTAAAGTATAACTTGTGTATTATTTACATAAAATAATGCTTGACTTTTGAGTAAAAATATGGTATAATATAAGGTAGAAACTAGGATGTAATTAGTACAGCGAGTGTGGGACTAAAGTTGAGTGTGTTATAGTTCGTATAGATCCCCTCTTCTGTTGCAACCTAGGCAGGGGACTCATGCGAACTAGCGTTAAACACAAGGAAACAGGAGAATGTCAGGAGAAGACACCCTAGAACCTAAAGAAAACACCCTAGAAGCCCAAGTAGCAGCTAGAAAAGAAATAAATTTAAAGAAAAGACCCAGAGGTAGGCCTAAGAAAAAGGAAATTAAGGCTAAAACTGCAGGGTCTAGGGGTAAAGTAGGCAGACCTAAGGGTGATGCCTCTATAATTAATGAGTACAAAGCTAGGATGTTAGCTAGTCCTAAGTCAGAACTAGTACTACAGACTATATTTGATGCTGCAACTAACGATGAACACAAGAACCAAGCGGCTGCTTGGAAGCTAATCATGGACAGAATACTCCCTGTGGGGGCATTTGAACGAGAGGTGATAAAAGATGCAGGAAGAAGTGCGATTCAGATTAACATCACTGGTGTCGGAAGCACAGAAATTCTTGGAAGCTCTGAAAACGGAAGCACAATCGAAGGTGAGTACACTGAAGAGTAAGATCTTTGGTTGTAACTGCGGTTGTGAGGACTGCTCAGGTTGAAATACTTTACTAGAGAAGAGTTTAACTGCCAACATACTGGTGAGAACCGTATGGAGGACGAGTTTCTACTCAAGTTAGACCAACTCAGGGACAACTGTGGTTTCCCTTTTGTTATCACCAGCGGCTACAGAAGCCCTAGCCACCCCATAGAAGCTAAAAAGGACGTACCGGGAACCCACGCGCAAGGCATCGCAGCAGACATAAAAATAACAAACTCTGCACACCGGTACGCACTAATAAGAGAAGCTCTGTCTATGGGATTTAGTGGTATAGGGGTCGCTGGTGACTTTATTCACGTAGATACACGGGGTACTGCTCCGGTAATCTGGACGTATTCCTAATGCTATTTTCTAAACACGAAACATTAACCACTACAGATACGACCACCATATTTGAAGTTCCTAACGGTTACTCAGCACACTGGAATCTGCTGTTTATAAGCAACCACGGCGGGTCTACTAACAACGTAACTATTTTTGTAGACAACGATACGGACGGAGACGGAACATATACAGACCAGTTTTACGTTTTTGACGGTAAACAGGTTACGTCTAAAGACTTTCTTCAGGTATCTGATGCTGTGTTTGTGTTGCACCCAACAGACCGCATACGAGCGTCTACGTCTTCTGCTGGTGATGTTACAGTACTTGTAACTTTTGATTTGATCTATACTGGCATATCTTTTTCTAATTTTAATACAAACTAATATGATTACTATTGTTGGTGCTGATTGGTGTCCTGCGTGTCAGCGGGCTAAGAAACTAGCTAAAGAGTTTGACTTAAAGTACAAGTACGTACACATACCTCCGGGTCAAGCAGGATGGGACTTAGTAGAAGAACTGACAGGCAAACGGTCTATACCACAGATATTTTACCACTTCGGTGGGTCAAAAGAGTTTAGAGAAGCCCTCAACAGCGTAGGAGAACTTACACAATGAAATCAGTAAACGAAATGGTACTAGGTTTTGCAGCAGTACTCTTTGCCTCTCTGGTTACTATAGTAGCCAAAGCAGAAACCGTTATCAACTACGACGATGGATCTACGTACACACTAGAAGAAAACCAAGAAATCTACATTAGCACCCCCAACAGTGCTCTGTTCAAGAGACAACTGATGAGCAACAAAGACACGTTCTTTAGAGTACAGAAACCGTGGACTAAGCGTGACTACGTACCACAACCTGCTGATGATTTTGCTGTAGGATCACACGAGTGGTGCAAGGCGTACGTTCCGTGGTCTGAAGGTTTAACCTTTGACATGATCTCATGGCAACGCTCCTGTGACACCAACAACGATGGTAAGTACGGCTGTGGTGACGCTAAGTTTGATAACTCAGATGACGCTGGAGTTTGCACAAACTAAGTGGAAGTATTTTTAATAGGCTGTATAATGATGCTTCCTATGATAACTGGAGGCATCACTTTTTACTATAGCTGGAAAGTGTGTGACTGATCTAAACGTACAACTGTTGCCGTGGCAGCAGGAAGTCTACACTGATCCTACTAGGTTTAAGGTAGTCGCTGCAGGACGGAGAACAGGGAAGTCCCGTCTAGCTGCTTGGATGTTAATCATCAATGCTCTACAGACCGACAGAGGTCAAGTTTTTTACGTTGCGCCTACGCAGGGCCAAGCAAGAGACATTATGTGGCAAACCCTGCTAGAGCTAGGACACCCTGTTATCTCAGGTTCGCACATAAACAACCTGCAGATCAAGCTGGTCAACGGGGCCACGATTAGTCTCAAGGGAGCCGATAGGCCAGAGACAATGCGCGGCGTGTCCTTGAAGTTTCTCGTGATGGACGAGTACGCAGACATGAAGCCTGACGTATGGGAGCAGATACTCCGTCCAGCACTGGCAGACCAAAAGGGTTCTGCGATGTTCATAGGTACGCCTATGGGACGTAACCACTTCTATGAGTTGTTTAAGTACGCGGAGTTAGGTGACGATGAGACTTACAGGGGCTGGCATTTCACCAGCTACGATAACCCGCTGTTGGACGCCTCTGAAATCGACATGGCGAAGAAATCAATGTCGAGTTACGCCTTTAGACAAGAGTTCATGGCCTCGTTTGAAGCCAGAGGCTCAGAGATGTTTAGAGAAGACTGGATACAATTCGGAGAAGAACCAGAGGACGGAGACTACTACATAGCTGTTGACCTCGCTGGTTTTGAAGAAGTCAACAAGAAACGAACAAAGAACTCTAAACTAGATGAAACCGCAATCGCTGTTGTTAAAGTTAGTCCTGATGGTTGGTACGTTGATAACATTATATATGGGCGGTGGAGCCTTGACGAGACTGCCACCAAGATATTTCAGGCCGTTAGAGACTACAGACCCATTAGCGTTGGTATTGAGCGAGGAATCGCAAAGCAAGCAGTAATGAGTCCTCTGTTGGACTTACAGAAGCGTTACGGGACTTTCTTTAGAGTCGAGGAACTAACCCACGGCAACAAAAAGAAAACAGACAGGGTTATGTGGGCGTTACAAGGACGCTTTGAAAACGGTTACGTACTGTTAAACAAAGGCGAGTGGAACTCAAGATTCTTAGATCAACTGTTTCAGTTCCCAGACCCGCTGACACACGATGACTTGGTTGACGCCTTAGCTTACGTAGATCAGTTAGCACAAGTAGCGTACCACTACGATTTTGAAATTGATGACCACGAAATACTAGACGTAGTAGCAGGATACTAAAGTG